ATTATACCATAGGTGTAATTGTTTGAAAAGAAGTTTTTGATGGACAGTGGCGTTACGGAAAAGATAATATTAAATGCGAAAGGAAGCGAAAGCCTCCGGACGCATTATTTTTTTACCTGAAAAGCACAGAAAGAGAGGTGAGAACGTGCGAAACTACCGATATTTGACATTCGGCGACCGCGAGAAAATCGAGACGGAATACACAGCCGGAGGACGTCCGGCCGATATTGCGACCGACCTCGGCGTCCATGTGGCGACGATCTACAAAGAGCTGAAAAGAGGCGACACCGGCCAGCTCGACAAGAACATGCGCCGAGAGTATAGCGCCGAACTCGCCCAGCGCCGACTCATTGAGAACATCAAGTGCCGCGGGCGAAAATCCCCCACTAAATAAAAGGAAGGAGCGACAACATGGCAGCATTACACGAAATAGCTCGGCAGTATGCCGACGAAATCCGCGACGGCATAGCGTGGGTGATTATATGGAAAACAGGCCGAAGCTGGCACGCTGAAAGCGTCTGGCTCGATCCGGACTCTGACACCTTCGAGCTGGACGATCTGAGCACTGCCACCGAAATTCTGGAGCAGGATCCGAACGCTGTCATGGTGAACGGCTACTACTGCGGACACTTCGGCGAGAACATGACGATCGCAGAACTGGAAGCCGGTATTCTCTGGCACTACGAAGGCGGCTGCAATCTTCTGAAAGACTCGACAGCCTTCCCTCCTGAGCCGATACCTCGCCCGGAAAATCTCCCGGCAGATATGCCATGGTACGGCAAGGAAACCACCGAGGAACCGGATCCCTACATATTCGACGGCTACATGAGCGTCGAGGACTACGAGAAACGCCAGCAGCTCATAGCTGCGGATCAGGCGCGAAGCGATCCACTCCCGGACGAGTTACCACCAGAACCTCAGCACATGGAACTCACGATCCAGATCGGCCCGCCTGCCGCCACTGCCCTGATCGGTGCCCTCACTGACGCAATGAAGGCAGCGGCTCACGCAGTCCGGCAACTCATGGACGAGCTCGCGGAACGGTTCCGGAAGTTCTGGCAATACGCACGAAAGACCGTGGACACTTTTGTGGACTCCCTACTATATAGAGCTAACACCCACCCGAAATGGTGGCACCTATACAAACACGCACGGAAATGGAGAACCAGAAAGAAATACAAGCGGCTGCTTATGAAGCAGCTATGCAGCAGGCTGGCCGCTGGATAGGAGGTGATCCCATGAACGACTCGCGAAACCTAAGCGGGCCCGTACTCATGCCCGGCGCGACGGCTGCCGCTATGAAGTGTGCCAAGAGTGCGGGCTGGACTGGAATGTAAGCAAGCAGGCGGTGATCCCGTGGTACGGCTACAAGTGCCCGATCTGCCGCAGCAAATACAGAAAAGGAGCAAAACCATGAGAAACGAAGTAATCTACGACAAAAACGGACGTCCGGACATTATGGTGGTTTTTACCCCGGCGGAGCTCGGACTCCCTGACACCCTGAGAGGCCGCAAAGTCAAGGAATACGCGATCAGCAAGTACCCGAACACATTGATCGACGGCGTTCCGTACTCTCTCCCATTTATGAAACCGGCTGTAAATATCAGCCACGACGAAGCGATCCGCCTCTGCGAGAGCAAGGGCGAAGGCTGGCACCTGATCACGAACGACGAGTGGGCGGCCCTCGGCCTCTGGAGCTGGAACAACGACACCATGCCGACCGGAAACACCGCAAGTGGCAAGAGCCACAGCCACCCGGAGCAGACCGGCACTACATACGACGGAGGCTACGGCAAGACGTTGACCGGATCCGGCCCGGTTCAGTGGAACCACGACGGCACGGCCTACGGTGTAGCTGACATGTGCGGCAACATCTGGGAGCACGTCGGCGGCGTTCGATTTATGGACGGTATGCCGCAGGTGATCCCGAACAACGGCGCAGCCTATGGCGCGGATCAGTCCAAAGGCTCCCCAGAGTGGGAAGGAATCTACACAGCAGACGGCGATCCGGCTTACTACAACGTACACGACGGCGAGATCACACTCCAGCCGGTACACCCGGACGGCACCGACTACGACGGCGTAAAGTTCACGGATCTGGAAGTTCGCAGCGACATGGACGTGCCGGACAAGCTGAAAGACCTCGGCCTCTATCCTGCCGACGGCTACGAAAGCGACGAATACTTCTGGCTCGACTCTGACGGCGAGCGGGTTATTTATCGCGGGGGCAACTGGTACTACGGTGCGAACGCTGGTGTGTTCTACCTCAACGGCAACAACTCCCGCAGCTATGCGAACACGTACATCGGCTTCCGTGCCGCTTGTGTTCGGTTTATCTGCGACTCTGACACTCTGGACGATCTGGACTCTGACAAGAAGCAGCCAGAACCGAAAAAGCGCAGCGTTTTAGCTCCGGACTTTATCGGACGGATCAAGCAGGTGCTCGCCCGGCAGTTTCAGAAGCTCTACGAGGCCGCACACGGAGAGGATCCGGAAGGCTTCGCCGAACTGGCCGAAAAGGCAACAGCCGAAGAACTCACCAAGGCCGCAGCACTCAGCGCCGCGCTGGCGCAGGTGAACGCAGCCGTGGACATGTACGAGCTGACCGCTAAGCAGTTAAAGCTCGCAGCCACGACCTCGATCACGATTAAAACGGAGGTGACCGACCATGAATGAGCTCCGGGACGTATTCACGAAATACAAAGCAGTCGTATTTTTTGACACTGAGACAACCGGGCTCGAAGCTGAAAGCTGCCAGATCATTGAACTGGCAGCGATCAGAGTCGAGAAAACCGAACGGGGCACCCTCCGCATGGCCGACAGCGCCGACGTGTTCGTGAAGCTGCCGGAAGGTGAGCGGATCCCTCAGAAGATCGTCGAGCTGACGGGGATCACAGACGAACAGCTCGAAAACGAAGGAATCACCGAGGCTGAGGCTGTAGCTCGCTTCACTGAGTTGATCAGCGGCGGCCGTGTCCTTCTGGTAGCCCACAATGCACAATTTGACCTCCTGTTTACTGCTGAAATGCTCAGGAGACACGGAAACGGCGGCCCGGAGGCCCTGAAAGCTGCCGACTATCTGGACAGCCTGACCGTTTACAAAGACCGCCGGGCATATCCTCACAAGCTGGCGAACGCGATCCTCACCTATAAGCTGGAGGACAAGGTTCAGAACTCCCACAGAGCGATCGACGACGTGGCGGCACTGTTTGAGGTGTGCAAGGCCATGGACGCGGAACGCTCCGATCTTCTCAGCTATGTGAACGTGTTCGGATATAACCCGAAGTATGGAGTAAGTGGGAAACGGATCGAAAAGGTGGCCTACTGGCCGCAGAATTTCAACAAATACATGCAGGCTCCGAGCTATACGCTCCCGGCCAAACTCAGACAAAGAAGGAGGTAACAGAAATGCGAAGCAGCTCGCTGAAAGTATACAGCCCGGTGGAATACACCGGGTACAAAGAAAAAAGAAGCGGCCACCCGTCGGAACCGGGAAGCCGCACAGGCAATCGAAAAACCACGCGAAAGCCTAAGCCTATTTTATACCGGCTGCGCCGTTTTTGCAAGCGCCTGAACTGGAAAAGGATCGGCGGGCTGGCAGTCACCACCGTGGTGATCGTGTTCGCAGTACGCGGCGTCGTAGGTATGTTCTCAGAACACACCCAGACAAAAACCGCCCCGATCGCAACCAGCAGCCCGGCAGCCGAAGAATCTCAGCCCTACGTTTTCTACTACAAAGACGGGCAGGCCGTAAACTGGGAGGACGTCACAGACGCATGGGCCGCAGAGGCAGGATTTCAGAAGCGCTACGCTCTCACCGACGCCGAGCGACTGGAGATCGCTCAGGTGCTCACGGCAGAGGCCGGAGGCGAACCCTTCGCCGGAAAGATCGCAGTAGCTCAGTGTATTCTCCAGACCTGCGAGGACGAAGGGATCCGGCCGGACGAAGTGCTGCGCGTATACGCATATAGCAAGCGCCGCCCGGAACCGACTCAGGAAGCCCTCGAAGCCGTGCAGGACGTGTTCGACTTCGGGATCGTGGCAACGACCGAGCCGATCAAATACTTTTATGCTCCTGCTCTCGTGGACAGCGAGTGGCACGAGTCCCAGATCTATGTAATGACCATTAACGGACACCGATTTTTTAAGGAGGCAACCGAATGAATAACGAAAACAAGCCGAGCGTGATCGCAGAGCTCACGGCCGCACTTGCCAGCATGGCGGAACGTGCCGCTGCTGCTGAGGCTGAGGCCGAGCAGTACAAGAAAAGCTCCGACGAGTGGTACCAGTTTTTCGCCAACAAGGACAAAGAACTGAAAGACACGCAGGCAGAACTCCAGAAAGCCCGCGAGGCTCTGGAAGCAAAGGAAGGAGAACAGAACCATGGCAACGACAAAGAAAGCAATAGCTGAGGCCGAACAGGCCGCAGAAATCAAAGAAGCAACCGCAGCACCTACCACAGAGTCGGAAGCTCCGGCCGTAACACTGGACGAGCTGGAAGGCATGGACATGAACATGTTCGACGCGGAGGAAGCCGAAAGTGCTCCGCGTCCGGTATGGCGTATCACTGACGACGGCTGCGCCGACTGGGCCTGCCAGAAGATCGCAGAAGAAAAGGCCGAGCTCGACCGGATCAAGGCACTGGGCGAAAGCCAGATCGAGAAGATCCAGCAGAGACTCGACACTGCTCAGCGCAGATATGAAAACGGCACCCGTTTTCTCACCGGGAAGCTCGCGGAATACTTCGAGACAGTCCCTCACAAGACAACTAAGACAAAGCACAGCTACCGCCTTCTCTCCGGAACTCTGGTGAAGAAAATCGGCGGCAGCACCATGAAACAGGACGACGACGCACTGCTGGCCTACCTGAAAGCCTCCGGCAACGAGGACATGATCCAGAACACCGAAAAGCCGAAGTGGGGCGAGTTCAAAAAGCGGCTCGAAATTGTAGGCGGCCAGATCGTAGACAAAACCACCGGCGAGCTGGTGGAGGGCGTGCAGATCATTGAAAAACCGGACACCTTCACGGTGGACGTGTAAGGAGGTAGCGCATGGCAACAACCAAGGAAACGGCGGCCGCTAAGACGGCCACCACCCCACCGGTACCGTTGACGCTGCAACAGAAATTCATCAAGCTGCGCGAAGCCGTTCCCTCTATCACCCAGAAGGCCCACAGCGACGGCGTAAAGTACAAGTTCGCGAAGATCTTCGACGTGTACCAGCTTCTCACCCCGGCCATGAATGAGTTCGGCGTCAATTTTGACATTGTAGGCGAGCAGGCAACCCGGCACAGTGAAAACGGGGATCCGATCTACTACTCCAACTTCACACAGCACACCAGAAACGGCGACCGCATTGTCTGGGTGTACGAGGCCGACCTCACGATCCGCTGGACGAACGCAGACAACCCGGACGAGACTCTGGAAGTTACCCTCCACGCAATCGGAACGAATGACGGAGGCCCAGACAAGGCCAAGGGCTCCGCGTGGACGTACTGCCTCAAATACTACCTGTTCGAGAAGTTCGGCATTGATCAGGGTGACGACGATCCGGACATGAGCGACCACAGCAGCGAGCCCCCTCAGCAGAGCCAGAAGCAGCACACAGGAGCTCAGAACGGGAACCGGCAGGGAAACGCCCAGTCGCAGGCACAGAACGGCCAGACGGGGCGCTCAGGCGCCGCACGGCCACTCTCAGACGCTCAGCTCTCCCGCCTCTACCGTAAAGGCGAGGACGCCGGGTACTCTCAGCAGTCGATCAACGACTGGATCCTGAAAAAATACGGACAGCAGGATCCACACAACCTGACGCGGGCCCAGTATGACGAAGCCTGCGCCGCTATGGACAACGCAAAGCAGCAAGGAGGACAAGACAATGCTTAATCATGTGGAGCTTCTGGGCCGTCTGGCTCAGGAACCTGAAATCAGATACACACAGAGCGGCACACCGGTGGCGAGCTTCGACCTCGCCGTGCAGGTGCCGAGTAAGAACAAAGACGCCGCTCCGGACTATATCCCGATCGTGTGCTGGAGAGAACGCGCTGAGTTTTGCGGCCGCTACCTCTCCAAAGGCCGCCAGATCGTAGTCGAGGGCCGGATCTCTACCCGTAAATGGAAGGACGAGAAAACCGGACAGAATCGCAAGGCCGTGGAAGTTGTGGCCTCAAACATTTACTTCGCAGACAGCAACGGAGGCAACGCAAATGGCAATCCTCAGCCCGCCAACAACGACGGATTCATGGACATACCGGACGACGGACAGCTTCCTTTTAACTAATAACACCGACCGAAGGACGACCGCCGGACAGACCGGCGGAACTCTACGGCCGAACCAGAAACAAACCACGAAAGGAGGTGCCGACAGTGGCATGGATCCAAATTCACCAACAACTGAAAGACCACCGCAAGGTGCTGGCTGCTGCTGACGAGCTCGACATTGAACCGGCTCACATGCTCGGCCTGCTGATCTCGTTCTGGCTCTGGGCCATTGATAACGCACCGGACGGATCCCTCGCTGGAATATCCGACAGAATGATCGCAAGAGCGGCCCAGTGGGACAAAGATCCGGAGGAATTTGTGGCCGCCCTGACCTCTGCGTCTCTGCTGGACGTAACGGAGGACGGCGTTCTGGAGATCCACGACTGGAGCGAGTACACCGGAAAGCTGATCGAACAGCGAGAAAATGAGAAAAACCGTTCGAGAGCCCGCCGCGCTGCTGCTAAGTCAAACGACCGGAGGACGACCGCCGGACAGTCTACGGACGCAAGCAAGAGCGACCAGAAAAAGACCGCAGGTAGAGTAGACCAGACCAGAGTAGACCAGAGTAGACCAGAAAATAAGGGGGATACCCCCATAACCCCCGCGGCCGAGAAGCAGCCAAGCGCTCAGGAACGACGTTTCGCAGAGTTCTGGACTGCATACCCGAAAAAAGTCGGCAAGAAAGCAGCACAGAAGGCATGGGAAAAGGCAAAGCCCGACGCTGAACTGTTCGAGAAGATCATGCAGGCAGTGGCAACAGCTAAAACCTCGGAACAATGGCTGCGAGAAGGTGGGCGCTTCATTCCCAACCCGTCAACATGGATCAATCAGGGACGCTGGGACGACGAACCTCTCCCACCTGCCGGATCCGGAAGCTATCAACAGCGACCGGGTGGAAATTGTGGAAAACCTGACACCATGGACGTGCTCGCGGGGATAATCGCAGACGAGGAAGGAGGCTTCGAGATATGACAAAAGCAGACGCGGCTCGACTGGTGGCGATCGTCGTCACCGCCTACCCGAATTTTGACAAGTTCAAGGACGCGAAAGCAATCGAGGCCACGGTGAACCTCTGGGCCATGATGTTTGAACAAGACGAATCCGGGATCGTAGCGCTGGCAGTAAAAAAACACATTGCAACAAACAAATGGCCGCCGAGTGTGGCCGAAGTCCGGGAGATCATGCTGGAGATCCAGCACCCGGAACTCATAGAGCCGGACAAGGCATACGAGCGCGGAAGTAACGAGAACCTCAACAAGATGATCCGCCGCTGGCTGCCAAAGGGGACGAACTTCGACGAGATCGGCGCCGAAGTGATTCAGACAATAACAAACTGGCTGAACAACTACCCGCGGAAGATCCTCGGATTTTTGCCAGCCAGTGCAGTATTTCAAGAGCAAATGGACGCCCTTTTGGGGGCCTAATAAAATTTATTTAATTTTTTTCGCATTTACTCTTGACTTTTCCCTGGACAGTGGCGTTATTTTACTTACATCGTAGACACGGCTGGTTTACACCAGCCTCCGTATATTCGTGGTACGCACAGTAGGTGCTACTTGCTCATATCCGGACAGCGGCATTATTCCACCTACATCGTAGACACGGCTGGCTTACACCAGCCTCCGTATATTCGCAATCCGCACTCGCGTGCTACTTGCTCATATCCGGACATTCGTCAAATAAAAAATCAGAGGCAAGCGAG